GAACTCTTTCTGGCGAGATGCGGATACAGCGCAGCTAAAGTCCATTATTGACATCCGATACTTGGCATTTTCCAGCCGAAACCATGACGTTGCTTTTACAAAAGCGGCAGATGACAGACATTTCCACCCGGTTCGTGACTATTTGAACAGTCTGCCGGAGTGGGATGGTGTGAAGCGAGTGGAAGACTTATTTATCAAATATCTGCAGGCAGAGGATACCGAGTATGTTCGTACGGTTACCAGAAAGACGTTTGCGGCAGCAGTTGCAAGAATTTATGTGCCGGGAATTAAGTTTGACTGTGTTCCGGTTCTTGATGGTGATCAGGGAATCGGTAAGTCCACCATTGTAAAGGATTTGGTATCTCCGGAATATTACTCAGAAACATTATCACTTACGGATATGGATGATAAGTCCGGTGCGGAAAAACTGCAGGGATTCTGGGCTGTGGAAATCGGAGAATTAGCGGGAATGAAAAAAGCGGATATTGAAAAGGTGAAAGCATTTCTTTCCACCTGCGACGATAAGTACAGACCATCTTATGGACGCGTAGTGGAATCTCATCCGCGTCAGTGCATTATTATTGCTACGGTTAATGGAGAGAGAGGATATCTGCGTGATATCACAGGTAACCGCCGTTTTTGGATTATCAAGCTTCATCAGAAGAAGCAAAAAAAGACTTGGAACTTTACGCCGGAGTTTCGTGCTCAGTTTTGGGCAGAGGCAAAAGAAATCTGGAAGTCCGGGGAAAAGCTCTACTTAGAAGGCGATGTTCTGGCAGAAGCAGAAAAAATGCAGCAGTCTGCTATGGAAGTGGACGAGCGTGTCGGTATGGTGGAAGAGTATCTGAATGCCATGCTTCCAGACGATTGGGACAACATGGATTTGTTCCAGAGAAGAAATTACCTGAATGGCAGTGAGTTTGGTTCGCCAGCGCACAAAGGCTGTGAACTTCGTACGGAGGTCAGCAATGCAGAGATCTGGTGCGAATGCTTTGGCAAGTCTTTGCAGGAGTTAAAACCTACAGATAGTTACAGCATTGCAGCACTTATGAGTCAGATTGGCGGTTGGGAACGAACCACTGCGATTAAGCGTCAGCCAATTTACGGCAGGCAGCGACTTTACAAGTTTGGGGGTTAGGAACACAAGAATGCGTCACAACACAACTATTTCCCTTATATTCAAAATCGAATTTATTTCTATATAGAAAAGATTTGTGCCTGTACACACGCGTAAGAAATATATAGGAAATGGTTGTGAAGATGTGTTCCTTGTGTCAGTGAAAGATATGAGAGAACAATTTATAGAAAGAAAGTTTGTGGAGGCAGTTAAGAAAAAAGGCGGTTTCGCAGCAAAGTTTGTAAGTCCGGGGTTAGATGGTATGCCCGACCGAATTGTACTGTTTCCAATTGGTAAGATAGCTTTTGTGGAATTAAAGGCACCTGGAGAAACCATGCGACCGCTGCAAGTAAGGCGAAAAAGACAGTTGGAAGAACTTGGCTTTTCGGTTTACTGCGTAGATGATGTTTCGCAGATTGATGACGTAATAAAAGAGATTGGAGGTGATGCCCGATGAAGTTCGTACCACATGATTACCAGCAATATGCAATTGATTTTATAAAGAATAACGAAATAGCTGCAGTCTTTTTGGATATGGGCTTGGGTTAATGGTAAGACGGCGATTACCCTGACGGCACTGAATGATCTTATCTTTGACAGCTTTGAAGTATCAAGAGTTTTAGTAATTGCACCGCTGAGAGTGGCAAGAGATACCTGGCCTGCAGAACTGGAGAAATGGGATCACGTAAAGGATTTGAGATACTCCGTTGCAGTTGGAACGGAAGCGGAAAGAAAAGCAGCATTAAGAGCAGAAGCTGAAATTTATATCATCAATCGTGAAAATGTGGACTGGCTTGTGAATAAAAGCGGAGTTCCATTTGAGTTTGATATGGTGGTGATTGATGAGCTTTCTTCTTTTAAGAGCCACCAGTCGAAACGATTTAAGAGCCTTCTGAAAGTAAGGCCTTTTGTAAAAAGAATTGTTGGTTTGACCGGCACTCCTTCCAGCAACGGCCTTATGGATCTCTGGGCGCAGTTTCGTATTCTTGATTTTGGAAAAAGACTTGGAAGATACATTACGCACTACCGTGATGCGTTTTTCCTTCCGGATAAAAGAAATGGTGAGCGTATTTTTACCTACAAACCTGCGCCTGGTGCGGAAGAACTGATTTATAAAAGAATATCCGACATCACAATCAGCATGAAGTCCTGTGACTATCTGACACTTCCGGAATGTGTGATGAATGAAGTTCCTGTTTTTATGAATGCAAAAGAGATTCAAATCTACGAAACCTTTCGTGAAGATATGGTGGCAAAGATTAAAGATGAAGAAATTGATGCTGCCAATGCTGCAGTTCTTTCAGGAAAACTTCTGCAGATGGCAAATGGCTGTATCTACGATGAAGAAAAAAGAGCGTGGCAGATTCATGACAGAAAACTGGATGCACTGGAAGATTTGATTGAAAGTGCAAATGGGAAGCCGGTTCTTGTTGCGTACTGGTTTCAGCATGATCTCACCAGAATCAAAGCTCGATTTTCTGTTCGTGAGATTAAAACATCGAAGGATATTGCTGATTGGAATGAAGGGAAGATTCCGGTTGCAGTAATTCATCCTGCGTCTGCTGGTCACGGGTTAAATCTTCAGGCAGGAGGTTCTACTCTGATATGGTTTGGACTTACCTGGTCTTTGGAACTTTATCAACAGTGCAACGCCAGACTTCATAGACAGGGACAGACGGATACGGTAGTGATTCATCATATTATTACCAAAAGTACCATTGATGAAGATGTGATGGCAGCACTTGCTAGAAAAGAGAGGATTCAAAATGCTCTGATCAATGCAGTGAAAGCAAAACTGGAGGTGAGAGCATAATGGACGCATATGAGAAACTTGCAAATGCCATTATCCTGCAGGCAGTGAAAGATTGGCGAGCAGCAAGAAGGAAACTGAAAAGAAAACCGCAGAATGAAAGTGCTAGGAGCGAATTGGAAAGTTGTGAGAGATTCTTCCGCTCCCAATGGTTTACGACACTGACAGATGTGGATGGAACAGTGATTCTTCGAAAACTTTATGAGGAGGATGGCAGATGACAGCAAAAGAATATTTAAAACAGGCGTATCGCCTTGATCATAGAATCGATTCAGATATTGAAGAGCTGGGAAGATTGCGAGAGATGTCTACAAATATTTCTGCTCCAACGATGGGAGATAAGGTTCAGACAAACCGCAGTACGGATGCTCCATTTGTAAAGTGTCTGGAAAGAATCTATGAGCAGGAGGAAAAGATAAATTCAGAGATTGATATGCTGGTTGACCTTAAAAATGAAATCAGGAATGTGATTGATACCGTCAATAACACAGATGAGAGGATGGTTCTTCGTTACCGATACATTCACAACTATACTTGGGAGCAGATTGGAGATGAACTGGGAGCCGATTCCCGTACGGTCAGAAGGTGGCATGGGAAAGCACTGACACATGTGGAACTTCCGGAAAATCCGATAAAAATATAAAACGCCCGAAATGTCCACATTTGTCCAAAAATGTCCAACTCCACTATGTGATATAGTAGAATCAGCAAAAAAGTACAATGAACTAGCCTTGTGGGAGTAAATTCCTGCGAGGCTTTTCTTTTGTCCAGTATGGGGAGGTGAACGAGATGCCAAGAAAACCGAAAAGACCGTGCAGTTATCCGGGATGCCCAGAACTTACTGAAAGAAGATTTTGTGAGAAGCATGAAAGGGAAGAGAACAAACGCTACGAGAAGTACGACAGAGATCCTGCTGTACGCCGTAGGTATGGCAGAGCTTGGAAACGTATCCGAGACAAGTATGTAAGCGAACATCCTTTTTGTGAAGTTTGTTATGGTAAAGGAATTCTTGTGGAAACAGAGGAAGTGCATCATAAGATTCCGCTGTCGAAAGGTGGAACCCATGAGAAAAACAATTTGATTGCTCTTTGTAAGTCCTGCCATGCAAGAATCCATGCGGAGAATGGTGACCGTTGGCACAACCGGTAGGGGGAGGTCACTTCTCTACAGGAAAGTGCTTAGGGCAACGGGGCGGGGGTCTCACGCACAAAAAGCAGAAATCAAACGGGGGATTAACCCTTGGTCAGAAAGGATGTGTAAAAAATGGCAAAGGACGGTACAAACCGAGGCGGTGCCAGAGTCGGTGCCGGGCGAAAGCCAAAGGCCTTGGTTGATAAAATAAAAGACGGTGACGCAGCGCAGGTTATAGAACTGCCAGCACCACCTACCTTTGAAGGGGTAGATGTTCCTCCGGTAAAGGAATATCTGAAAGCAAAACAGAAGATGGGAAAGGATTTGTGTGCAGAAGAAGTGTACAAGGAGACATGGCTCTGGCTGAAGGAACGAGGCTGCGAGAAATTAGTAAATCAGCAGCTGATTGAACAGTATGCCATGAGCGTTTCCAGATGGATTCAATGTGAACAATGCATTTCAGAGTACGGATTTTTAGCAAAGCATCCGACTACGGGAAATGCAATTGCCAGCCCATACGTGGCAATGAGCCAGACATATATGAAACAGGTGAATCAGGTGTGGTATCAGATTTTCCAAGTGGTAAAAGAGAACTGTTCTGTGGAATGGCAGGGCGGTACACCGCAGGATGATGTGATGGAACGCTTATTAAGAACCAGGAAGGGAATGTAGTTATGATTGAGAAAGTAAATCCGAGCCATCCGGATAAGGTGGCAGACCGAATTGCAGGTGCGATTGTGGATCTGGCTTATAAAGCAGAAAAGAATCCGAAGATTGCAGTAGAGGTTTTGATTGGACATGGAGTGTGTCATGCGATTATTGAAACAACAGCCGATATCAATAAAAATGCAGTGAAAAGTGCCATCAAGCGTATTGCAGGAAGAGTAAAATGTGATATTGTAATAGTTACGCAGGATGAGCATTTGTCTAAGAATCAGTCTAAAGGTTTCCGTTGTGGTGATAATGGTATTTTCAAAGGAATGCCACTTACCGAGGAACAGAAACAGATGTCAAAAATTGCGAAAGTAATATACAGTCGATATCCTTATGATGGGAAATACATTTTGGATGAAGCAAGACTGATTATCTGTCAGAGCAACGTGAAAAGCAAAGAACTGCAGCAGAGATATTATTATGCGCA